GATACGGACAAAGATATAGGTAGCGTTTTTGAAGAGAAAGTTAGTAAATTTAAGACTGACTTGGTTCAAGGAATATCCGAATTTAATATAATACCAACAGCTCAAGCTGCGACACTACCTTCAATTTTTCCAACTGCAACCAAACCTGGAGCAGCGACTGGTGCTACAGGCCTGAGCGGTAGAGAACAAGAATCTATGGACTTCTTTATCAGTAAAGGTTGGACAAAAGAGCAGGCCGCGGGTATTGTTGGCAATCTGATACAGGAAAGTAATTTAAATCCTGAAGCTTATAACAAAAAAGAAAATGCTCAAGGAATAGCTCAATGGAGAATGGATAGAATCCAACGTTTCGAACAAATGCATGGTAAGAGTATAAGATCAGCTAGTTTAAGAGAACAATTAGAATATGTTAATTGGGAACTAAACAACACTGAAAAGAAAGCTGGATCCGAATTGAGAAAAACTACAACGACAGCACAAGCTGCGGCCGTTGTAGATAGGTTATACGAAAGGTCTGCTGGCACTGAATTAAGCAATAGAGTAAACAATGCAAATCAATTGTTAACATCTTTCAATAAACCACCACAGACTGTTGCTAATGCTCCAATACGAATTTCTGACAGATTTGGCCTGAGAACCCACCCATTAACAGGCCGAAGAGGTGTGATGCATCAGGGTGTTGATATTGCTGCACCTAGTGGCTCTCCGATATACGCTGTTTCTGATGGTACAGTAACTTTTGTCGGAAGTCAAAATGGATACGGCAATACCATAATGATAGATCACGGAAATGGTACCGTTTCGTTATATGGACACCAAAGTGCATTCGCTGATGGTATTGTTGTCGGTTCAAAGGTATCAAAAGGTCAACTAATTGGATATGTTGGAAGTACAGGTGTGTCAACTGGCCCACATCTACACTTCGAATTGAGACAGAATGGTAAAGCAATAAATCCAGGTGATGATATGGCTATGTCTGCTCTTGTGAAAGTAATTTCATCTTTGAGTCCTAGCGACAAAAAAGATTCCGTAGCTTTAGAAGAAATGTCTAGGGTTGATACTGAAGGACAAAAGGTTGCAACAAACACCATTGTAACCTCGGTCGAAAAACTAGTTTATGTTAGTTCGAATGACGCTCCTGTTCCTAATCATAATAAAGTCGGCAGTAAATTTGTCGATAATATGATTCAGATGGTGTCATAAAAAACCCCGCATAAGCGGGGTAAACCATTACTTTTGAGAAAGGAGTTTGGTTTATTCTTTTGCTAGAGATTTAAAATAATCAAGTTCATCATCAGAATCGGTAATCGTAGAATCAAGTTTACCTAGGTCTGTTTCTTTGAAATTGTTCACTTCAACATCTTCCGCTTTGGTCTTCAGATTAACTGCACCATCAAAACCAAGAGCTTTGTCAAGACGCTTCTTCAGGTCATCATATGATTTGAAGTTGGATTTATCAGTAAACTCCTTTAGGGAGTATTCTGATTTCCAAATCTTTTCAAGCTGTTCGTCATCTTCACTCAAAGCCGCAGGACTTGCAAACTCCGACTTATCATAGTTACGATAGCCTTCAACTTGACGAATCTTCAGTTTGAAATTAGCACCTTCCCATAGATCGAATGGGTTCATTGGTGTTTCATCAGCAAATTCTGGATTCATCGCCTCAGTAATCTTGTCAAAGATTTTCTTGCCAAACTTATACAGTTTGACTTGACCTTCATTTTCAGGATTAGATGGATCGGTAACAACAAGAATGTTAGCGATATAGGTGAGTTTACGTTTCTGTTTACGGACAATTTCTTTGTTGGCTTCAATACCTGAATTCCACAAAGTTGAATTGTGTTCACAAACAGGACACTTCTCGTTAATTGTTGTCAAACACTCATCAATCAACCAGCCGCCGGGACCTTGGAATCCGTGTTTGAATACACGAACCCATGGAAGTGCGTCATCACCATCGACAGCGGGTGCGGGCAAGAAGCGAATAGTCGCCATGCCGTTACCAGATTTATCTGCTGTTGGTTGCCAGAATCGTGTGTCATCTTTCGATCCTGCTTCTACATTTGTTTGAGTTGTTTCAAGCGCTTTGGTTAGTTGCTCGATGCTCGAGCGATTGCGTTTGAGTTTTGCGAAATCTACCATTTTGTATTACCTCGTATAAAGTTGTATGTTATTTGTATAACGGATTGTCCACATGATTCATAATATATCATGTATATATGTCACATTAATTCCTTCATTGCGACAACCTTCATCTTTGTTTTTTCAAACGGAATAAAGGGTGTGTACTTCTGACACTTGCGATAAAACTCTGGCCATCTAATAGTATCACTGATTTTTTTATTCCACATTGGGAGAAAGTTCATCAGTGAATTCAATATACATAAAGTTTCTAATCCTACATCTTTCTGTAGAGCCATTGTTAGTAATTTTGGATAATCACCATTACTGACAATCAATAATTCATTAGGATCATTGCAATTATCCTTCAACAATTTACAGTCGCTTTGGAAATTGTATGTTAAGGATTGTATCACAGCCATTCTCTGCTTGTAGGCAAAGATTGCACTTTCTTCTAATAATTTACCAACCCATATTTTATCATCTATGAGTAGGTTTGAAATCAAGAATTGGATGTATTCTTCCGGCTCTTGCATTCGTGAAAGCTTATAAAAATAATACTTGTCTTTACGATTTTCAAAAGATTCAATGGAGATATTACTTTTACCATGGTACTTGAAATAATCGTATGAGTTGGAACTAAAGTGTAACTTCAAAGCATTATATAAACTAAAAGCTTCATATCCTGTCATGTTAAAAAGGTAATCGTGTTGATTTAGGTAAAAGATTTAGGTCTTGAGCATCAACTTCAATTTTAGACTTTAGGTTTGAATTGACTAAGGTTGATGCGAGTTCTATTTCCATACCCGTTTGTTTACAATATTCTACAATCGCTTCGATGTGATTATAATCCGTTTTGGCTACAATCTCTTCTATAGCAATTGCAAACTTTAGCATTTCATCTTTAGTAGGCATTATTTGACAATAGCTTCATAAAGAGTTTCGAATTGTTCATGCACAGCAATTTCTTCATCATAATTCTGTTTATGATAAACTTTAATCATACGACTGACCAATCGTTTGGGTAATTGCAATTGCTTACAAACTTCTGTAATGGACTCTTTGATATAATCTTTCTCACCTTCCATGCGGGTCATAGATGCTGAACATTCACGTAGAACGTCCAGCAACTTCTTCTGGTCGGCAGGATTAGAAATTTGATTCACGGATAATTGTTGTACAGCCATAATATAACTCCTGTTTAACGATAAAAAATATGGCGCCCAATGTGAGCCACTTTTTCTCTTTTCCATCCAGGTCTAATGTAATCAGCATGGAAAAATAGAGCGCCTTGTGTAACATCTACCAGTGCATGATAATTGAAGTAGATGTGTATTGCTTTTTCTAAGATTCTATTATACACCTCTTGATCTATCTTTGTCAAGCGATTTTTGATAGCAACCCAAGAGAATTGATAAAAATTGCCTGTCTTCTGGTAAACAACTTCACACACCGTTTGTGGAAATTTGCCAGAATATAACCTATTCATTGTAACCATACCAACAGCATATATTCCATCCCTTGGTTCAAATCCGGCTTCATGGTACATATTCTTAGCCAAGCAATCAATTTGTTTCCTATCATACTCAACTAAATTGGAATACTTTAATTTCACAGGTGGTAAAGTTTTAGATTCAACATAGTATTCACGGATTGTAAATATTTGTGCTGGTTGAACTATTGTTTCTATAAATTTTTGAGTCGGTTTTTCCATGGGTCTAAAAATACAAACTAGACCAACTACAATGATAAAAGTAATAACCGCAGTTATGACGGCGATGTGCTTATTGAACATTGTGTTCTCCTTGTTAAGTGGCGCTAACTGAGCCGCCAAGTGTCCATCGAGAATAGGTTTACTGCGTGTGATTAAGAGGGATGGGCATGAGACCTGTCGAGGTGGATGCCTATTGAAAAATTCTGATGGAGTTTGAGTACCAGGTAAACTGGTACCTTATTTAGTCCCAAAGTCCTTCGTAATACTTACCGAAGAGTCGGAAACCATTTTCCTTGCGTTTTTGCCATTCTTTTAGTCCATCCCAATCGATTTTGAGTTTACTTTGATAAGTACCATCTTTACCCCAAGGGAATTTTTCATTATCACATTCGGAGTGGTCGAAAAATTGACCTTCAGCACCATCATCAGCTTTCTGTTCAAATGCCCAAATCATCTCATTAAGAACCCATTCCCATCGAGCATGAATATCAGGATAGTCATCCGTGAACCTTTCATCCTCTTTGTAGAAATCAAAAACCATTTGCTCTTCATATTCGAAGGTGTTCGTAGTTCGCAAGTGTTCAGGAACATCTTCAAGGTCAACCATAGGTGAACCTTGTTTGGTGTCACGGAGTTGTTTTAACATTGGTAAAATGATTGGCGCCAAGGTATTATCCATTGACCAAGTATCCCAAGAATCAATCTTCACATAGTCTATTTTTGGATGTACCTTGTCTAAGACTTTGCGTAGACCTTCACAAATTGGATGTAATCGGTCTGACCACTTATCAATCATAGGCTCATCATAATCAATCTCACGCCAGAAGAATACTTTCTCCAGAATGGTGTAAGGACTCAGCCAATGATAACGATATTTGTTTAGGTACACT